CAGAGGTCAACCAGGGCGGGGCGCTGGTGGAAAGCCTGCTGCGCCAGATTGATCCGCTGGTCCCGTTCCGCCCACGTCACGCCGCGCGCAGCAAGGGCGCCCGCGCAGAGCCGGTGGCCGCCCTTTATGAACAGGGGCGGGTCCGCCATCTGCCGGGGCTTGGCGCGCTGGAGGATCAGATGTGTCAGATGACAACGCGCGGGTTTGCGGGGTCTGGCAGCCCCGACCGGGTCGATGCGCTGGTCTGGGCTTTGCATGACCTGATGATCCTGCCCCCGGACGCCACGGCCAACCCGCGCCTGCGCGCGCTCTGACATTCCAAAACCACGCGGCCCTGTCGCCCGGCCCCTTCTTGGGGGCGCGGGGCGTTGGGCCGTGCGCGAAACCTTACGAAAGGGCAACTTTCATGGTCTTCAAGCTTTTTCAGAACGCCCGGTCGCCGCAAAGCGCGGGTCCGCCCGAGGCCAAGGCCAGCGCGACGGGGCGGTTGATGGCGGTGGCGTCCTCGGGGCGGGTGGCGTGGAGTCCACGCGACACGGCCTCGCTGACGCGCAATGGCTATAACGGCAATCCGGTCGGCTTTCGCGTGGTCAAGATGATCGCCGAGGCCGCCGCGGCCCTGCCGCTGGTGTTTCAGGACGAAGAGCGCCGCTACGAGCGCCATCCGTGGATCGACCTGATCGGGCGACCCAATGCGGGGCAGGGGCGCGCGGAGTTGCTGGAGGCGCTTTATGCGCAGATCCTGTTGTCGGGCGATGGCTATGTGGAGGCGGTGTTCGGGGCGGGCGATTTGCCGGCTGAATTGTTTGTGCTGCGCTCGGACCGCATTCGTATCCTGCCCGGGGCGGATGGCTGGCCGGCGGCCTATGAATACGCCGTGGGCGGGCGCAAGCACCAGTTTCGGGTGGAAGAGGGGCGCACGCCCATCTGTCATATCAAGGCCTTTCACCCCCAGGATGACCATTACGGGTTTTCACCCATGCAAGCCGCCGCCAGCGCGCTGGATGTGCATTCGGCGGCAACGCGCTGGGCTAAGGCGCTTTTGGACAATGCCGCGCGCCCCTCGGGCGCGCTGATCTATCGCGGGGTGGAGGGCGATGGCGGGCTGAGCCCCGAGCAATACGCCCGCCTTGTCGACGAGATGGAAACCGCCCATCAGGGCGCGCGCAATGCCGGGCGGCCCATGCTGTTGGAAGGCGGGCTGGATTGGAAGCCCATGGGCTTTTCGCCCACGGATATGGAGTTCCAGAAGACCAAGGATTCCGCGGCGCGCGAGATTGCGCTGGCCTTTGGTGTACCCCCGATGCTGCTGGGGATTCCGGGCGATGCGACCTATGCAAATTACCAGGAGGCCAATCGCGCCTTCTATCGCCTGACGGTGTTGCCGCTTGCGCAAAAGGTGACGGCGGCGCTGGGGCACTGGTTGGCGGAATTGTCGGGCGTGCGGCTGGCGCTATCGCCCGATCTGGACCGTATCCCCGCCCTGTCCGCCGAGCGTGACGCACAGTGGGCGCGGGTGACGGGGGCGGCTTTTCTGAGCGACGCGGAAAAACGCGCACTTCTGGGATTGCCACCTGAAGAGGCCGCGCGCTGAGCCCGCGCGGGAAAGGAAAACCGGACATGAATGACAGTGACAACGGCCCCTGCGCAGGCAGCGGGCTTGAGATGAAGTATTGCCGCCCGGGGCCCGCGCTGGTGCTGGGCGAGGACCTGAGCATTGCGGGCTATGCCAGCCTGTTTGGTCTGCCCGATCAGGGCGGCGACATCGTGGAGGCGGGCGCCTATGCGGCGTCGCTTGCGCGGCTGCGCGCCGAGGGCCGGGCGATCAAGATGCTTTGGCAGCATGACCCGGCCCAGCCCATCGGCGTGTGGGACGAAATCCGCGAGGATGCCCGCGGCCTTTGGGTCAAGGGGCGCCTTCTGGACGAGGTCGAAAAGGGCCGCGAGGCCGCGCGCCTGGTTGCGGCGGGCGCCATTGACGGTTTGTCGATCGGTTATCGCACCAAGAAGGCCACCCGCGACAGCCAGGGGCGGCGCAGGTTGGTGGAAGTGGAGTTGTGGGAGGTCTCGCTTGTGACCTTTCCGATGCTGCCCGAGGCGCGACTGGGCGCCAAGGCAGGAACGCCGGAGGCCGGATTGCGGTCGCTGGCGCTGGCGTTGCGCCAGGCGCGCCTGGCGCTGAGCCATTGTTGAACAGGAGACCCCCGATGGAACCTACCCAAGGCGCTGAGGCGCCCGATGCGAATGCGGTCCGGGACACCGCGGCGGTGGAGCTTGCTCCGCTGGCCGAAGTCTCAGCCGAGCTGGCGGCGTTTGTCCGCGAGATCAAGGGCCGCGAGGCCGCGCTTCACACCCGATTGAAACAACAGGAAGAGCGAGTTCAGATGCTGGATCGTAAAACACTTGCCGCCGCGCGTCCCGCGCTGTCCGGGGCCGTGGCCGAGGCCGCCCCTCATCAAAAGGCCTTTGACGCCTATATCCGCACCGGCGATGATGACGCGCTGCGCGGGCTGCAACTGGAGGAAAAGGCGCTGTCGAGCGCGGTGGCCGCGGATGGCGGCTATCTGGTCGATCCCCAGACCGCCGAGACGGTCAAATCGGTGCTTATGTCGCAAGCCTCGCTGCGCACGGTTGCCTCTGTCGTTGCGGTTGAGGCCACGGCCTATGACGTGCTGGTGGATTTCACCGAGACCGAGGCAGGCTGGGCCAGCGAAACCGCCGCACAGACAGAGACCGATACCGCCCAGATCGACCGCATCTCAATCCCGCTGCACGAGTTGTCGGCGCTGCCCAAAGTGTCCCAGCGCCTGCTGGATGACAGTGCCTTTGACATCGAAGGCTGGCTGGCGGGGCGGATCGCCGACAAGTTCGCCCGCTCGGAAGCCGCGGCCTTTGTCGCGGGGGATGGCATCGACAAGCCGACCGGTTTCCTGACCTATCCCGAGGCGGCCGATGATGCGTGGAGCTGGGGCAATCTGGGCTATGTCGCGACCGGTACGGATGGCGATTTCGCCAGCCTTGCCCCGGCGGATGCCCTGGTTGATCTGGTCTATGCGCTGGGCGCGCGCTACCGCGCGAATGCGACCTTCGTGATGAATTCGCGCACGGCGGGCGTCGTGCGCAAGATCAAGGACGCCGACAGCCGGTTCCTTTGGTCTGATGGTCTGGCCGCGGGCGAACCTGCGCGGCTGCTGGGTTACCGGGTGCTGATTGCAGAGGACATGCCCGATATCGGTTCGGGGGCGAATGCGATTGCCTTTGGTGATTTCGGCGCGGGCTATACCATTGCCGAGCGTCCTGATCTGCGCATCCTGCGCGATCCCTTCTCGGCCAAGCCCAATGTGCTGTTCTACGCCACCAAGCGCGTGGGCGGCGGGGTGACCGATTTCGCGGCGATCAAGCTTTTGAAGTTCGCGGTCAGCTAAGGCCACCCGGCCCGATCTGAACGCACCGTCGTTCCGCCCCAAACGGGGCGGGGCGCGGGGCGTGTGCGCCTTTGCGGTGTCCCTAGCTGATCCCCGTTCGAGTGGCGCCGCGCACACGCCCTTGCCCTGCCTGATGCCGGTGCCGACCGGCTGAACTGGAGACCGTTCATGAAGATAGTTGAAGAGACCCCGATTCCGGCGGAGGCCCTTCCCCTGCAGGAGTTCAGGGAGCACCTCCGGTTTGGCAGCGGTTTCCCCGATGACAGCCTGCAGGACAGGCTGCTGGAGAGCACGCTGCGCGCGGCCATCAATGCCATCGAGTATCGCACGGGAAAGGCGCTGTTGCGGCGCGGTTTCCTGCTGCGCTTGGAAAACTGGGCGCCCGGTGGGTTTCAGCCCATCCTGCGCGGCCCGCTGGTGCAACTGACAGAGGTGCGATTGCTTGCCGCTGGCGGCGCTGTGACGGTGGTTCCGCCCGCGGCCTATAAGGTGGTGCCCGACGAGTTTCGCGCGGGGCTGCAGCCCTTGAGCCCCCTGCCGCCCATACCGCGTGGCGGGCATGCGGAGATCCGCTTTGACGCGGGCTATGGCCCGGCCTGGGCGGACGTGCCCGAAAGTCTGGCGCAGGCCGTTATGGTGCTGGGCGCGCATTTTTATGAAACACGCGGCGCGGGGGCGGGCGAAAAGGGCCTGCCCCTGATGGTGCGGGCGCTGATCGAGGCGTTTCGCGACCTGCGCCTGTTCGGGGGGGGCAAACGATGAGCCCCCCCGATCTGAGCCGCCGCCTGACCCTGGAGGAGCGCCGCCAGACCCCGGATGGGGCAGGCGGTTTTGTCGAGGACTGGGCGCCCCTTGGGACGCTCTGGGCGGAGATTGACGCACGATCGGGGCGCGAGGCGGGTTTGCGCCCGGCTGCGGCGGTCTCGCTCAGCCGGTTGCGGATCACGGTGCGCGGCGCCCCTGTGGGCGATCCCGCCCGCCCCAAACCGGATCAGCGCTTTCGCGAGGGCGGCCGTATCTACAGCATTCGCGCGGTGACCGAGGCCGATGGGCATGCGCGGTATCTGATCTGTTTTGCCGATGAGGAGGTGGGCGCATGAGCTATGACGCGTCAGGCCCGCTGCAGGCCGCGCTTTACCAGCACCTGTCCGCTGATCCGGCGCTGAGCGCTCAGATCGGGACCGCGCTTTACGATCAGGTGCCCGCGGGGACGCTGCCGGGGACCTATGTCACGCTGGGTCCGGAAAACGCCCGCATCCGCCGCGACGCCAGCGGGCAGATCGCGGTGCATGACATCACCATCAGTGTTTACACCGATGCTGGTGGATTTCAGGGCGCCAAAGAGGTTGCGGCCACAATCAGTACGCGCCTGCAGGATGGCGACCTGGCGCTGAGTAACGGGCGCCTGCTGGCGCTGGATTTCACAAATGCGCGCGCGCGGCTGTTGCGCAACGGCGCCCTGCGCCGGATCGACCTGCGCTTTCGCGCGCGTATCGACACCCAAACCCCCTAACGCTTGGAGAGCCCGATGGCTGTGCAAAGAGGCAAGGATCTTCTGATCAAGATCGACATGACCGGAACGGGAACGTTCGAAACCATCGCGGGGCTGCGCGCCACGCGGATCACCTTCAACACCGAGACCGTCGATGTGACCTCGCTGGAAAGCGCGGGGGGCTGGCGGGAATTGCTGGGCGGGGCGGGGGTCAAGAGCGCGTCCATATCCGGCTCGGGCGTGTTTCGGGACGAAAGCACCGATGCGCGGGCCCGCCAGATTTTCTTTGACGGCGAAGTGCCCGATTTTCAGGTGGTTATCCCCGATTTCGGCACGGTAGAGGGGCCTTTCATGATCTCGGCCATCGAATATGCAGGCAGTCAGAATGGCGAGGCGACCTATGAGATGACGATCGCTTCGGCCGGGCAACTGACCTTCAACGCGATCTAGGCCGATGGTGAACCCCTATGCCGGAGAAGTGGAACTGGTCCTCAATGGCCAGCCCCACAGGCTGAAACTGACGCTGGGGGCGCTGGTGGAGCTGGAGGAGGCGTTGCAGGCCGATACGCTGGTGTCGCTGGTGGAGCGGTTTGAGACAGGCCAGAGCCGGGCGCGCGATGTGCTGGCGCTGCTGCATGCGGCGCTGCGGGGGGGCGGGGCGGATATCGACCTTGCCGATCTGGCCGCCGCCG